CAACAAGCCGATGAAAGAGAAAGGATTAGTAAGTTGATGAATCTCATGATATTCCCGCTAACTAGCGAGTCGCCTCTTTTGTCACGATCTTGCACGCTTTGAGGCTTTCTTAGCCGCTGGCGTATTTGAAACAAACTGCTTTCCCTTCTTGGAGCCAGCACGCTTTTTGTCGTTCGTTGCTTTTTTCTGCGACGATGAAAGCGAGTCCCAAGCCTTGTCTGGTAAGTAGCGAACTGTCCCGCCTTTTCGATCAGCTTTCTTTCCGTCGCTTGTCCTCCATTTCTCCGATGTCCATTTTTCAAGACTCCGCTGCGACTCCATTTTTGCCATCAGTCTCTGTAGCCTCCTCCGGCTTTTTTGTACGCCAAGGCAAGCATCTGAGCTTTCCTGGCACTCCATTGCCCTGGCTTGCCGCCCTTACCACCAGCCTTAATCCTTTTGAAAAGACGCTTTCGCATCTCAGGCTTTGTGTAGTTGCCAGCCTCGTTGACCTTTGACTTTGCCTTGCCTTCTCCTGATGGCATGTCAGTCTCGTTTCTTTGTGTGCTTCTTAGTCAGCTTGTCCCGCAATTGGCGTCTAGCATTATCGTCTTTGCGACACTTTTCGTCTAACTTGCGATTGCTAGACCTAGCATTCGTTTCGAGGCGATCAAGGATGTCTTTAGCGATTCGCTTTTTCTTCACTGGGCCGCGCGATGCGTCCACCTTCACCATGCCGTCAATGCTCATACCCTTGCGGATTGCGGTTTCTTTCACATCGCTCGTACACGATACCCATGCGCCTGGATCGCCATACTTCCCTAACTGGCCGTTGTAGGTCTTGCCATGAGTATTGATCCCGGCTCGACGAGCGATTTTTACGATGTCAGCAATGTCATCATCGCCCATCGACGCCATCCTCTTGTTTTCCCTTCGGCAGAAGTCGCTGTCAGTGTTTTTTGACACAGGCGGCTGCTGGCTGGCGAGCATTGCTGCCATGTTTGGAGAATTGCCGTCTTTGATTAACTGATCGTAAATCTGACGCAATCCCTCGCGATCCATCTCTCGCTCGATCATTTCAACTCGTTGACGACTCACTCTTGCAATTCCTCTGATTGGGGTTCTTCTGCCGGTTGGGGCGGCGCATTCATTTGAATTAGCAACTGCTGCTCATCTTGCCCAAGCAAAAACTGACCAACTTCCATGTCCATTGCGCGGCCCATCGCCTTCATGTATGCGTTGTATGGGCGAGTAACGCCTGACATCATCGCTTGCTGAATGACCGGCAGGATGTACTGGCCGATGTCAGTCAATTGAGCAATCTGAGTATCACGGTTTGGCTTGCGAGCAGTGCCAGCCTCTACTCTGTACCGAAAGTCTCTGGTGATGCGGCTAACTTCCGTCGTCAATATCTGCTCTTCAAACACTCTCGCCGCCGTTTGCCCAACCACCGGAGCAAGGTCGTCAAAATTAGCCGTGTAACGCATCGCTTGAATTTCCCTAGTCGCAGAAAGCGACAACCAGTCTTCGACACGCGATGCCATGTCGTCAGGGCGCACGTTGATGTTCTGCTGGCGATACTGAGCCTCCGCAGCCGAACGCATCTGACGACCCGACATTCCGTACATTAGTTCAGTGAGGCCGAGGGCTTTGTCGATTTGCTCGTTTGCCTGGGCAGTCATGGACCAAATATCTATAGAGAAGTTTGGAGCCTGCAAAAACGAAATTGTCTCATTCAGGCTCTTGCCAGATATTCTTTCCAGATCAATGACGCTGAATGGTCCTTTGCCTCCCGTCAACTGCTGGCGGATGTTTTCACCAGCCTCTTTGAGTACGCCGACATAAATCTTTGATCCCGATGCGACCTTGTCGGCAATAAAGCTCATCGTCCAATTCACGAACTTGAGCAATCCGATGCACGGCTTGACCATCGAGATCGGCCACACTTCTCCTGGTTTGTCGTAGAAGCTGAGTCGGCAGATAGGCCAACCACCATCACTATTCACATCATCCCAGAAAGGCACTTCCCAGGAGGTCTGCTGCAAAACGAAATCGAGATCGTTTGTTTCGAGAACCTGTGGAGAAAGATTTAAGGGGTAAGGACACTGCTCGCATATTGCGAGATGAACAAAGTCTCCAAGCATTTCCAGCCCTTTGACCTTACTGTCCTTCTCTTGAAGTTTGAGGTTTTGCCCTGCACCAGCTTTTGAGTACACATCGTAATACTCAATCAGATCATGCGTCACGCCAGCGTAAGTGCCATCGCCGTTGCGTTTGCGACCACTCGCACTATCCGTCGCTGCCATTCGTGCGTACTTGCCTTTGAGCGAACCCTTGGGCAATCCAAATTTCTCCTCCACCTGATGGACCGGCTCACACTGACGAAGAGCAATCCAAGTCACATCACGCCAGTATTTTGCGTCTGGATCGACCAGCAAGTCCTTATTCGAGCGATAGCGACTGCGTGCCATCTTGGGACCGCCTCCCGGCGGTTGCTCTACCTTCACCTCCATCAAGCCAAGTCCAGTGATGATTGCCTCGGTGATGGCAAGCCTAGCTTCGTCCTGCTTGCTGCCCTCTTGCTGGATGTAGTTGCTTAAAGACTCAAGAATCTTGGCATGGTCCCGGTCAATCACACTCGCTTTCTCGTCCATCTGCACAGACTGAGCATATTGCTGATAGAGAGCCTGCACTGACTGAACGATATATGGATCGGTCACAACGCCCTGCTCAACAGCCTGGGTCATTGCCAGCAACTGAGTTGCTTCCATGTTGCCAGCGTAAAATGTGTCAATGCTGATTTCGGGATTGCTCCGTGGAGTTACTGCAATCACCGGATTTTGGTGGTACAGAACCGGCCCAAAGATGGCGACCGCTTCAAACAAGCGATTCACGCTCATTTCAAATTGAGGCAGTTGAACATCGGGAGCTAGAAAACCATCGTGATCACCGCCACCACGCATCTGGGAACGCATCGACGACCACATGTGATTGATTGGACCGTCAAAGAACTCCATTGCCTCGTCCGCATAAACGTCGAACTTCTTTTTTCGCTCTTTACGCGCAGAGGCAAACACTCGTTTCCAACGGCTCACAATCGGTTGAAGCGGATACTTCTGCTTTCCGGTTGGCTGATCGTACCCATCCATGTATCAATTCCTATTGTTCAAGCGAAGCAATCCGTTGCTCAATCTCTTCCAGGCGAGCGTAGAGTTTAAGTTTTTCGCTAGTGAACTCCCAAACGCCGTCAATGCTGTTTCGCAGATCAGGGTTATCCACTAGCCGTGGATCATCAACGTGATAGACATCTGCGTATCCGACAGATCGGAAAGCCAGTGAAACCTGGCGGTCTTCAACCGATGTGATAAAAGCAATGTCCTCGTTGTTCTTTGACATCGAGCAGCCGTAGTAAAAAATTACGGTTTCGCCACGGCATGGCTTGGGCATCTTCCATTGCTCAGGCTCAACCGGAGCAATCTCTTCTTCTATGACTGCGGTTTGCTCTGGCTCGACTGCCTGAACTACTTGCTTTCTCGCTACTTTTTTAGCCATCAATTGATCCCTCTGGGCCTAGAATTATGGTGCTAGTCACACCATATGGATTCGCAGCCTCCTGCCGCTTTCTTTTCCGACGCCAGTAATCTCTCACTCGGCGTTGTCCTGGGGTCACCTTCACGCGACGACCCTTTGGTCTGATGTAAGGCTGGCTGGCGTCATTCAGGTAAGCGCTGAGATACTCCAAGCACTCGATTAGGTGAGTATTTGAACGCCGATTGCCTGTATCGGTCACAACGCCATTTACCTTCTTCTTCCTGAATCGCTTCATCTCGCGATCAAGATTGGGGCAGCGATCAAAGTCCACCAGCAACTGCGGCGCGCCAGAGCCAGCAACTGCAAGCATCCCTCTGGTTATCTCTTCGCGATACTGAATGACACTACAGCCTGGGATGAAACGATGCTTGGTTTCCACGCACCTGACATCCAATCGGTCCATTTCACGCTCGTAAGCTTCCCTCGGAGAAATGCCCGTGTCGATTGAGGTCAGATTACCACCATGAGAGTCAATCAAAAATGTTTGAAACCAAAAGCTATTGGTCACCTTTTCGAGTGCCTGGGCAATCAATGCTGCGGTGCATTGATGAATGTAGATTTCGTCGTAAACCAAATGCCACTTTCCGCTTGGTGGGGTGGCAATCATCAACGCAGCGCCAGTATCGTGACCAGGGTCAACGGCAAGACGCCTGCACCAATCGAGAGGCACTTCTCGGTCGTTCAGGTATTTATCTACTTCGCCCCCAAGCTGCCCTGAATAAGCATCGACGCCATGTATTCCTTGCTTGAACCCTGGGTACATCAATACAGAATCTGTGACTAATTCGCCCAACGCTCGCTTACGATATACGTCGTCACCCATCGACTTCCAGCCAGCGACCGCAGCCTTCTTAGCGTCTTCGGGAAGATACGGGTTAGCCTCCATCGAGATCCGGTACACAACTGACGTTGGCTTGTCGCCTCCACGCTCATAGCTTTCTTGCTGCGACTCCGCTCTCTCTGCGAATCTCGCCATTGCATCGTTCGCATCATGCGGCAATGCAGACCAGATCAACCGCCCTGCACGGTCAATCAATCGACCGGCGGCTTCGGCATACCAAGAGGGATCTAGAATATCTTCATCAAACGCCAGCAATGAAGCCTGCCAGCCCTGTTCCGGCTTTGAGGCACTCGAAAAAGCCTTTATTTCCCAGCCCGTCTTCAAGAACACATTGCTAAAAATGTTTTTTGCTCTGTCTTGCCAAACAAACTTTTCCACCATCCTTGGAGGAATCAAAGGCGGCGCTGGCTTTGCTTCTTTCTTTCTAGCAACGTCCTGCGGAACCCAAGGGCGATACACTCTCCATAGCCCTGTTTCTGCATCTCTGATGACTTTGAAGGCGCCAGCCTTGAAGAGGTAGGGGTATATTACGTTGCCGATGTGCCATTGCTTGTACCCCACGATGCCAAGCACTCCATCTCGCAGCGGATACTTGCCATGCGGATCTTTTCCGAGAGCGGCTCTTGCACATTCGACAAACGCCGCAAGAGACTTTCCACCACGGTTGCCACCCATTAACATGCACTCAGGAGCATTGCATCGGTGAAACTCATCCTGGGTTGGCTGCGGAACATACAGATTTAACGCCTCGATTCTGCGACTAGCGATTTCATTCGCTACACGAATCGCCTTCCGTTTTGCGTAACTGTTCCTTTCAGTTGACGGATTCACTATCGCCTCCTGACGCATCAACAACATCACCAGTGATCGTAGGGATCGCCGTGGAAGGAAGGTCATTTCCCTCTTGGTATTCAACCAGATACTGTTTCATGACTTGCAGCAGATCACGCTCTTCCATCATGTCTAACTGACGCTCAGTCAATCCAAGCTTGGTTACTTTCCCGGCTAACTGCATCATCATGTCATGAATCTTGACACGCTTTTGAGAGCCAGGATCACAGGCCAAGTAGGTCGCAAACAGATGCTTTGCCCAACCATTGACTCCACCAAACGGCTTCATCAGCGATTCAAAAACCTCATTGATGTGTGGATCAAAGCTACCGCCAGAAGAGAGGTTCCCTAACGCCTCAAGACCTTCCTGCTCGACCTTCTGCAATTCTGCATCCAGACCCTTCTGCTTTTTCTCTTGATCCAGATTTGATCGACATGCTTTGCAAACGTCCCGATGACCGTCTTCCTTGGACGAGTCGCGATGAAAGTCATCAAGCTCTTTTCTCGCACCACAGTGAGTACACCACTTTGCACCGCTGCTTTTAACAGCCTCGATAGGGTCTGGAATGTCTTCTCTGTATGCCATTTTGAATCCATGAAAAAAGCGGACGAACCAACAATGCGGCTCGTCCGCTCAGAACAACAATCATGAACCGTCGATCAGCGTGAACTAAACCCAAACAGGGGCGAGTTCAACGTCGATCAGTGCGTCTTCAACACCAGTCGCATCGGCTTCAAGCACTGTGCCGAGAATCAAACCGTCATCGGTTCCAACCGCGCCTTTTGCAAGACGACCGGATGCACCAGCCTTGATCACATCACCAACCACCAGGGTTGGAGCGGACGACGCAGGCTGCTTGACTTGAGCCGGACCACTGACGATTGCATAAAACAAGTCGTCATCTGCAACACCAGTGGTGGCATTGATGGCGGGATCAACAACCAAGCAGCAGCGGTCGCCAGCGCCTGACAGACTGATCGTCTTGCCAAGGCCAGCAAAGCCGGATGCCAAATCGACTTCAACAACTTCACCGGGGTAAAGCGTTGCGCCAGTTTCGTTTCTCAGGATACGAGCAGTGATCCGACGACCAACCGTTCGCTTTGTCATGTTGAATGCGGCGGCAACTTCCTCGGTCACAGGGAAGGTGTACTCACAGCCCTGCAATTGGACGTTGATTAAATCGCCAGCATCGTTCTTGCCTTGGATGGTATCACCCAAGCCACCGAAATCTGCTACTGAATCTAGCATTTGTAAAATCCTTTATTGATTGTGTGGGGTGACACTTAAACTGCGCTGAATGGTTTCCAGATGCAGAAGTTACGAGGCGACTGGAAACGCAAGTTCGACAACGTGCTGATAGCAACATTGAGCGACTGAGTATTGATGTCATACTCGGGACCGTCCAACTCAAGCAGATTGTCAGTCATGCCCATCAATTCGATTGCATTGATGTTCACACCGTAAGCAAATCCGCTGGTGCAAGCGTGCTCCGCCGAGAGTTCAACTCCGTCCAGACGCACCACATTGCGAAATCCGAGATCGACAAGCGACCCTGGTGCGCTCTTAACTTCAATGGTTTGACGACCATCGTTGAAGTCTTTCAGGTCAACAAAGAGTTGACGATCCATGAAGACGTTGGTGATCTGAGAATCAATCGAGCTATTACGCTGACCATGAGTCAGACCGTAACGAATCGCTTTCTCAAGCTTTTCACCAGTCGTCGAGCCGCTAAAGCTCGTCGAATCGCGAACCACAACCAATGGAGTCCAGAAATCGTAAGCACCTTGCCCATTCTGAACACCTTCGGGCCATGCGACGTTCGCTTCTTGCGATCCGCCATACGATCCAAGAGCGCAATTCAAGTCGGCATAAACCGCTGTTGAATCAGCAACCTTATCGGCTTGGTCTTTCGTTCGCTTACCACTGGTGGTGATGGTTTCACCATTCGTCTTGGCGAGCGTTTTCAATCCATGCCATGACTCAGACGCTGCTGCGTCATTTCCATCGACGTAAAACTGAGGACCAAGCGCTTGCATCATCGACTGCTTGAGTCGCTCGCTAAAGCCATCAAGAATCTTGATGATCGCAGCCTCGCCACGATTTTTCTCAGCCTCACGACGCTTGATCGAATCAGTACACTCGTAGCCTCTGTAGTCCAAGGCAGCTTGCTTGAATTGGTTCGTGGCAACGAAGTTCCTGCTGCCAAGCCCGGTGGCCGATGAAACTGCGTGATTGCGGTACATCACATTCCACTTCAAGCCTTCACCGCCATGACCAAGGCTAATTCGGCCAGCGGATTCAAGAAGCGCCATCATGGCGTAGTTGCGCTTCGAGGCATCCTCGATTTCACGCAACAGCTTGGGCAGCGTGCTATGGAGGCTACGTTGCCAACCATACCTGTCGAAACTTTGATTCTGAGCCATTGTTTGCCTCCCTTGCAAACCTCGGTGTGATTACTCTTGCCCTGTCATCAATGCGGCAAGAGTTTCTTCTCCAAACGACATTTGCGCTTTCCCTGCTGGATCTGCGCCACTCTCTGCCGTAACTCCGTTGAATGATTTCTGCGGAGTGCGGCTTGTGTTTTTCCTTCCTCGCATTGCACTCCGCTGCTGATCCGCTGTTTGCTGAACAGTCGGCTGTGGAGTTGCTGGTTGCGAGGCAGCAGATGACTGCTGGTTTCCTACGCCCATTACCATTGAGGCGTAGCGAATCTGGCTTGGGACCGACTGGATTCCATCCCTCGCAAACTGATCCATGTGTCCAAGGAACTGATTTCCCTGCTCGCTGTAGATGAAATCGCCAGACACTGGGTCAGTGAGAAATTGACCAGTTGCAGGATCTCGTTGATAAAGCCAATTAGCGTTTTGGTTGACAAAGTTGTCTACCTCGGAACGCTCCATAGCCTCTGTTTGCTTTTGCGTGTAACTCGACTCGAAATTCTCTCGAATCATTCGCTCTACACGCTTATCCACAGCAGCAGCAAACTGCCGTGGGTCTTGCAAAACGTCTTGCCACTGACGTAACTTGCGATCAATCCCCATGATTTTTTCGCGTGTTGCGTCGTCAACGTGATCTGCAACAACTCGGTTGCCTTCTTCGTCAACCTCGATGTACTGATTCGCCCAACTTGGATCTTGCCAGTCGGTTACCAATTCCGATAGCGGATCTAGCTCTTCCTTTGGCTCAGGCGCGGGCTGCGGCTTTGCTGGTTCGTGATTTGATAGTTGATTTTGATACCATTTAAGTTGGTCAGCGTATGTTTTGATTTGCTCGTCACGCTGCCGGTTGGAATCAACCAATGCCCGAACTGCATTATCGACATCGTCAAACGTCTGAAATCCAGCGTCCTCTAACTGAGACTGCCATGCAGGCTTGGCGTCAGCGGCATCCATGCCGCCTTCGCCGTCTTCGGAACCGGACGGGGCTTCCGATTCCGAAGGCAAGATACTTTCAGGCTCCGAAGAATCTTCCTGAACATCTAGCTCCGCTTCCGCCTCTGCGAGAGCTTCCTGCTCGACTTCATTTAGTTCTTCGTCGCTCATTTCGTAATCCAGTGAGTTATTGGGGATTTCACTGGATCTTGCAAATCAAAAACTTGCGTTCAACTAACACAGCAGAAAACGGCCAGAACTGGACGGGAATACACAACCTCGGGGAATGCTTTTCTTATGAAAAGTGAATCAGCAATTGAAAACAAAGCACTTATGCCTCTGACAGATTTGCGGCATGAGCTTAAGAAAAAAGGGATCTTAGATGTACCACGAAGTACGGTGCGAAACTGGTATCTGCTCGGAGTCTCTACGCCCAAAGGTCGAATCAAACTCAAGACTCGAAAAGTCGGAAACAGAAGAATGTCGTCAGTCCAATGGACGATGGACTTTCTTAATCAACAGGACTCAACTTAACGGAGTCACGGATGGCGAATGTACTCGTAATTGGAGACACGCACGCGCCGTGTCTCCTCGATGGTTATGTCGATTTTTTATTGAGGTGCTATGAGTTTTGGGAATGCAATCGCGTAGTCCACATCGGTGACTTAGTCGATAACTGTGCGCTAAGCTTCCACCTCAAAAAGCCTCATCAAAAAGACCCAGTTGCCGAATACGAAAAAGCCCTGGTGCAAGTAAAGCAGATTACCGATGCCTTTCCGAAAGCAGACCTTATGCTCGGAAATCACGATGTCTTGCCATACCGCTGGTGCAATGAAGTTGGGATACCTGAATCAATGATGCGGGACTTTTCTGCTGTATGGCAATTGCCAAAGAAATGGCGGGTCTGGCCCAGGTTTAGCCAACTCGTAATCGACAAAGTGAT